GATTAATCCTTCCAAGTTAAGAAATCTTGTGTATGAAGATCCGATCAAAAGAAATGCTGGTCTAGATGTTTATGAACATCCAAAAGAAGAACATAACTACTTAATGACAGTTGATGTTGCTCGTGGATTGGGCAATGACTATTCGGCATTTATTGTTTTTGATATTACCAACTTTCCATATAAGGTTGTAGCAAAATATCGTAATAATGAAATCAAACCGATGCTATTTCCAAGCATTATTCATGAAGTAGCAAAAGGTTACAATGATGCTTGGTTACTGATTGAAGTCAATGATATTGGAGATCAGGTAGCAAGTATCTTACACTTTGATTTGGAGTACGATAATGTTTTGATGTGTGCGATGAGAGGTCGTGCAGGTCAGATTGTAGGTTCTGGGTTTAGTGGTAAGAAATCTCAACTTGGCGTGAGAATGACCGCTGCTGTCAAAAAACTTGGTTGTTCTAACTTAAAAACTTTGTTAGAAGATGATAAACTATTGACTGTTGATTATGATATCATATCAGAATTAACAACTTTCGCACAGAAGCATAATTCTTTTGAGGCAGAAGAAGGGTGTAATGATGACTTAGCAATGTGTCTTGTCATTTTCTCTTGGTTAGTTGCTCAAGACTACTTTAAAGAAATGACGGACAATGATGTTCGTAAAAGAATCTATGAGGAGCAGAAAAATCAAATTGAACAAGATATGGCACCTTTTGGATTCATATCTGATGGTTTAGATGAAATGGAGGCATTTGTTGAAGAAGGAACTGGAGATAGATGGATGTTTGCAACAGAAGGAAATAAATTACAAACTACAGACGTTTGGAATGTAGATGAATATGGTGACAGGTCTTATATGTGGGATTATAGATGATGGACTTAGAAGAGCAATTTGAAGTAGAACATTTACTTTTTACTGAAAGAAAATGTAGAGTTTGTGGTATTAAAAAGAATCTAATAGACGGTTTTTATAAAATAAGAAAAAATAATACACTCCTTTCATCATATTCTTATGAATGTAAAGAATGTACAGTACAGAGAGTTAAAGAGTATAGAAAGAGGGATACTTATTCAACAAATTGGAATTATCCAGATTGGTAAGTGATCACGCAGTGTTTCCCCGATTAAAAGAAGTATTTTAATAAATATTTCTAGATAATTCTGGATAGCACGGAGAATAAAGATGCCGCTAAATTTAGCATCTCCTGGAATTGTAGTAAGGGAAGTTGATTTAACAATTGGAAGAGCTACTCCTTCATCGGATAAAATTGGTGCTATTGTCGCACCTTTCGCAAAAGGACCTGTAGATTCTCCAACTTTAGTAGAAAACGAAAACGATTTACTGAATCTTTTTGGACAACCATATAATGTAGATAAGCACTATGAGCATTGGTTAACTGCGTCATCATATCTTTCTTATGGTGGTTCCTTAAGAGTAGTTAGAGCAGATGATGACGACATCAAAAACGCTTTTGTGGGAACTGCATCTAGTGTAAAGATTAAGAGTCTTGAGCATTATGAGACTTTGGGGTATGATGAAAATACAATTTCTGGTGTTGTAGTTGCTGCCAGAAACCCAGGTTCTTGGGGTAATGGTGTTAATGTCGCCATCATTGATGGTAAGGCAGATCAAATTCTTGGAGTTACAACCACTGGCGCTGTCATTGGTTATGGTGTAACCCAGGCAATTTCATCAGTTCTTCCAGGAGCAGGTTCAACCTCTGTTCTCAATGGTTACTTAAAAGGAATCATTACAGAAATTGGTGCTGGAAAACTTGGCGTAAAAGTTTTAAGTCAAGTATCTGCTGCTGGCACAGAAACAACTGTAGATTATCAACCAGGTGGCGTATACACATTTGGTACAGCAGGTAATGTAACCGTTGTAAATGCAAGTGGTGTTGGTGTTGCTACTACATCAGTATCATCACAGGTAGATTGGTTTGATCAGCAAACAATTGGTCTTACCACCAGTTCAACCATTAACTGGAATAATATTGCAGCTAGACCATCTACAACCGCCTATGCTGCTGCTAGAAACTCAAGATTTGATGAAGTACACGTTGTCGTAATTGACTCTCTCGGTAAGGTCACAGGCAACGCTGGAACGATTCTTGAGAAGCATCTAGGTCTTTCAAAAGCAACAGATGCAGAATTCTCAGTAGGTTCACCATCTTACTGGAGAAAGTATATTGCAACCAATTCGGATTACATTTTTGCAGGTGGAGCACCTACAGGAATTGTAACCACTGGTTTCAGTTCTGGGTATAACCTTTCAAGCGATACTGCTTGGGATCAAGAAGCATCTAATATTATCTTTGCTGCTACAGGTGCTTCAACCAATACCTTAGGTGGTGGTAAAGATTATAGTGGTTCTGATGATATAACAGCATCTGGAGCACTTAGCGTAACTCTTGCCAAACTTTCTTCTGGTTATGATTTATTTGAAAATACTGACAACTTTAAAGTTGACTTTTTACTGATGGGTTCTGCAGGTTATGCTAAAGAAACTGCACAAGCTCTTGCAAACAAACTCATTTCAGTTGCAGAACTAAGAAAGGATGCAATTGCATTCATTTCACCATACAGAGGTGCTGCTTTAACTGATACTTCATCACAAACTGCAGTTACTATCAATTCGGCAGAAGATATTACTACTAACGTTCTATCTTTCTATGCACCTATCACTTCATCTTCTTATGCAATCTTTGATAGTGGTTATAAGTATATGTACGATAGATTTGCAAATACTTTCAGATATGTTCCTTTGAATGGTGATATTGCTGGTCTGTGTGCTCGCAATGACATTAACAACTTCCCTTGGTATTCTCCTGCTGGAACTTCTAGAGGTGCTATTTTGAATGCTGTAAAACTAGCATACAATCCATCTAAGTCTCAAAGAGATCGTCTGTATAGTAGCAGAATTAACCCAGTTATCTTCTCACCTGGAGCAGGAATTATTCTGTTTGGCGATAAGACTGGTCTTTCAAAGGCATCGGCATTTGATCGCATCAACGTTCGTAGACTATTTGTTTACTTAGAAGATGCAATCTCTCAGGCTGCTAAAGATCAACTCTTCGAATTTAATGATGAAATTACAAGAACAAACTTTGTAAATACAATTGAACCATTCCTCCGTGATGTTCAGGCAAAGAGAGGAATCACTGACTATGTTGTGATTTGTGACGAAACTAACAATACCGCTGCCGTGATTGATAATAATGAATTTGTGGCGGATGTTTACATTAAACCAGCAAGATCAATTAACTTCATTGGTCTTACTTTCGTCGCCACTAAAACTGGTGTTTCTTTTGAAGAAGTAATCGGCAATTTCTAATCTAACAGAGGTTAAAAACAATGGCAACCAGAACACAAATTAATAATATTCCTTTAAGGAAGATTACCGATTTCAAGAGCAAACTTACTGGTGGCGGTACTAGAAGTAACCTCTTTGAAGTTGAACTTGCATTCCCTTCCGCAGTTGGAGTGGATAATGTAGTTTTAGACAAGTCAAGGTTTCTTGTAAAAGCAGCGGCGATTCCATCATCAAACGTAACTTCTCTTGAAGTTGCTTTCAGAGGAAGAACCTTAAAAGTTGCAGGAGATCGTTCATTTGAATCATGGACAATTACCGTCATTAACGATACTGACTTTGCTATTCGTTCTGCTTTTGAGCAGTGGATGAACTACATCAACCGTCTATCTGATAATACTGGTACGACCGATCCAGCACTTTATCAGGCAGATGCTTTTGTTCATCAACTCAATCGTGACGGATCTATCCTAAGATCGTATCATATGTACGATTTGTTCCCAACAAGCCTTAGCAGCATTCCTCTTGATTATGGAACAGACTCGATTCAAGAGTTTACTGTTGAATTACAAGTTCTCTGGTGGGAAGCGATCAAAGGATCTTCTGCTGCAGCGGGTGGTTCTGATATCAACTAAATAGTAAATAATACCAAGTTACAGATTATAAAATGGCGAAACTTTTTGGTTTTTCGATTGAGGACAAAGAAGATAAATCTAAATCTATAATATCCCCCGTTCCTCAAACAAATGAGGACGGGGTTGATTATTATATTCAATCCGGTTTTTATGGTCAATATGTAGACATTGAAGGGGTCTACAGAACTGAATTTGATTTGATGCGTCGTTATCGTGAGATGGCTTTACATCCAGAATGCGATGCAGCGATTGAAGATGTTGTGAATGAAGCTTTAGTTAGTGATCTTTATGATTCACCGGTAGAAATTGAATTATCTAATTTAAATGCTAGCGATAAATTAAAACAAATAATTAGAGATGAATTTAAATCCATTAAAGAAATGATGGATTTTGATAGAAAGTGTCACGAAATTTTTAGAAATTGGTATGTTGATGGTAGATTATATTATTTAAAAGTTATCGATATAAAGAAACCTGAGGAAGGAATTAAAGAAATCAGGTATATTGATCCAATGAAAATGAAGCACGTTCGTCAAGAAAAAAAGACGAATGGCAAGAATGGAGAAGCACTTGTAAGCAGACTAACCACAAATGCCAATCTTACAAATTCGGAGTTAAGTTATTCCGATATTGAGGAGTATTTTATCTATTCACCAATGCCTAATTATCCTATGGGATCTCTAAGTGGGGCTTCTAAAGGATCAATTAAAATTGCAAAAGATTCTATTACTTATTGCACATCAGGTCTGATAGATAGAAATAAGGGAACAGTTCTTTCATATCTGCACAAAGCAATCAAGGCACTCAATCAACTTCGTATGATTGAGGATTCTCT